TTCGTCGGCGGTTAGCCCAAGTTTGTCAAGCACCGCTTGACGGGCTGCCTGTTTAGCAATTTGTGCTTGTTCTATTGCTTCGGCTTCGGCAGCATAAACTTCGTGTTCGGCAATTTCATCAGCAGTCATATCACGAGTTTCGGATTCGCCTGTTGCAAGATTATGGATAGTTTTCTTCATAAAACCCTAACTGTTTGCTAGCCCGTAAATGAAAACATTACCTGCGGCAAAACTGTTTGAAGTAACAATAAATTTTAATGCCGTATATTGAGTAGTGCTATTTAATGCACCATATCCAATAATAGTGTCGCCAGTCAAAACGCTTGTTTGGAATTGAAATCGCTTATTGGCGTTTGTTGTTTGTGGGTCAAAAATCCAGCAATATCCAGTAGTTGCCTGAGTTGTTGCACTATTGTAAGCATTTCCCATTCGTGGAAAACTTGTCGACGCCGAACCTTGCCAAAAAGCCGCCGCCGTTGGCTCAATTCTAAATGCACCGAACTCATATCCTGTAGTTGTGCCAGAAAGTTGAATACCAAAATTTACCGACGCACTCGTGGCGTAAATACTATTAAAAGTAACCAAATAATTGCGGTAGGTTGAACTGAAAACATTAGTAAATGCTGTTTCCGATGCCCCCGCCGTTAAAGCACCACCACCAATATAAGTCAATGCACCTGACGACGTTGTGACCGCCGACGGAAAATAGATCGCCACACCTGCGCTAGTAAAATAAAGTGTGCCACTACCGTTTTGCGGTATTGCCAACGGGCCAGCGCTCGATACCGTCGCCGTACCAGCCGTAACCGTGCAAACACCTGCACCAATGTTTTGCAAAATTAAAGTGTCGCCAGCAGTAAACAAACTTGTATTAACCGTAATTGTTGTACTGCTTGCGCTATTCATGACAATTCGTGTGCCTTTGTCGGCTGCGACAAGTGTGTATGACGCGGTTTTTGTGCTGACCGTTTGGTTGTAATCGTTTGCTTGCAAACTGGTCATTTGTGCGGCCGTCAAAACCTGACCGGCTGTAAAAGTTTGTAATGCCATAGCTACCTCACTTTACCCTAAAACGTTGTCTGCGTTGATGATACCGCGCGACAAATTGTCAAGTATTAGTTCGTATACGATTGTAGTTGGTGCGGTGAAATATGTGATCGCATGACCGTTGCCGACGCTAATTGTGTGTTCTATGCCCTCAATCGATAATTCTTGTGCTAGTTGTGTTGTGCTTGCGCCGCTACTAAACGTTTTTTCTATAGTGATTGTGTCACCGATATCGACTATGGCTACGGTGTCCCGTTGCGCTGTAGTCAATTTGTTTAGGTTTGTGCCGACTGCCGTGTAACGTGCCTGAGGTTCGGGTTCAAGCAAATAGGTCGCCAACGCCAACGCTGCCGTGTCATTGTGCAACAGCGAATCGGTAATACTTGTGGTTTGCACAAAATATTTTGCTTGACTGGCTGCGTCGTCAGCAATTTGTTGAGTGCCAGCAATAATTGCTACGGCCGCCCGGTTGACCACTTGATCTGCCTCAAACGATATGCCGATTTCGTCGTACGGTATGTTTGTGCCGTCGTCATGAAAATCGGCAACCGAACCGCTGAGCGTGTTACCGACACGCGGTTGAAACGTCAGATTGCCGTCACGCGACATAAACAATCGACCCTGTTCGGCCGAATTAATTTGTGTGCAATATTGCAACACGTTTGTGCCTGCCGCAACTGTGAACGCCGCCGACCCACCCAAAGTTTGTGTGCCAGTGCTGATGTTGCGTTGCGCCGCCGGAAACGCAACCTCAGGCAAATTAAGCACCGCGCTTAAACGAACGCTCGACAATTCCTCGCTGACGTTGTATTCGTTTAAATATGTTTGCGACAACAAATAGAAATCGTCGGCACAATACACCGTTACGGTGTCAATACCACCTAACGCAAAATTGTAGTCGTAGTTGACGATGTAACCGTTAAACAAATATTGTTTTGTGTTCGTGTTGTCGTATCGAGCCAGTCTGACCTGTCGCATTGGTGCTAAACCGGGTTGCGCCGTTGTCGGGTCATAATACGGGCTATTCGTATCAAACGGATTAAATAGACCGCTTGTGTCAAGCATGTTGAACACCATTGTGCCTGCGCTAAATTGATCGCCTTGATCGCGTCTGCCGCGTTTGACAACAATGTTATTTACACCCGTTGTGACCGTCGCATAATTTGTTGTGCCGTTCAAAACGTAGGTTGTGTTGTTTAACACGCCAGCGGTTGCGTCATCAAGTATGAACGCGTCCTGCAAAAACCCCGTGTCAATTTCTAGGCTGTAATTGCCAGCGCCGACGATTGCTGTGCCAGCCATTACGCAACCTGTATCTGTGCTGGCCCTGCCGACCTGTTGTATGCGCGAATAGCGTTGACGACCGCCTGACCGATTTCGGCGCTAGTCGACAAACCGCCGTTCACGTTCACCGTGATACCGCCAACACCACTATTGCGATTTAACGGCACAACCGCTTCGGGCCCCTTTTCACCGATCATCGCCAACGTGGGCGAATTGACTATGCCACCTTCGGCCAACATAGGTATGTTTGGCACGCTAAAACCTTTGCCACCAAAACCCGGCACCCAATCTGGAAACTTGAACGACAATTTACCAATTGTGTTATTCCATAATTTTGCTATTGCGTTAAATATGTTTTTGTAAATGTTTAACACGCCTTCAAAATAACTTGTCAAAAAATCTAAACTGGTTGTCACACCTGTTTTAATTGCGTTAAACACCGTGTCGACTACCGTGCGCACAACCTCAAATCGTTTGTATAACACTACGAGCGCCGCAACAAACGCAACAATAGCCAAAATAACCAGCGCTATCGGGTTCGCTGACATCACAAAATTAAACGCCGCTTGCGCAGCTGTGGCGACCTGCGTAGCGATCGTCCACGCTTTAATAGCCACATTTGCGACAACTATTGCGGCCGCCAAACCGCCAACCGTGCCAGCAATAATCAAAAACAATGTCGTGTTTTCCTGCGCCCATTTTGCGACCGGTTGCAAAATTTCTAACAACTTTTGCAACGCCGGCAACAACGCCGCACCGATCGATTCTTTTGTTTCGTCCATAGCAATTTTCATCGACTTCATACGACCCTCGTATGATTGCGCCGCAACGTCGGCCGCGCCACCAAACGACACCGACAACGCATTAGTAATATCGTCAAGTGTTGACGATGAATCAATAACACCCTTAAGCGACGGGTCAAGTTTTGTTAAAGCCGCTGTTTGACCGTTTGCAGCTTTACCCAACGCCATTGTGACGGTTTCCAAATCTTTTCCGGTTGCCGCCGCAATATCAAGCGCCGTGTTCATCAGATTTTGTGCAACTTCAACCGACCCTGTTGAACGCACAAGGTTTGCCATAGCCGGACGCAACTCGTCGTCGGCAACCGCTTTAGACATCGACATAGAACTAATAAACTGTTCGTTTTGCGCAATTACGTCGTCGGTTGCCATAGCGCTTGTGCGTAACTGTTGCGCCAACAAGTCCTGTGCTTTTTGATCCTCGACTGCCGCTTTGGTTGCCAAACCTAAACCTGTTGCCAAACCACCTAAAACACCGACCGCTGGCAACATTGCTTTTTTGAGCGCAAACGCCGATTTAGCGCCAGCGCCTTCAAGTTGTTGAAACTCGGCCATAGCCTTTTTGAGGCCTGTGCCGTCAAATTCCGTGACAATAGGTATAGATACGGCCATTACTTCAATTCCTTTTGCACACGTTGCATAAGTCGATCAATCAACGTTTCTACTTCGCTTTCAACTTGATATTTGTTGCGTTCCCATGCCGGCCAAACAAACCGTGACGGTGCACCATATTTGGCGCTCAACGATTGCACCATTTGACCGCCTTGACTTGTCGGCACTTTGCCTTTGCCTGACATGTCAATTAGCGCGGCGCTGGGCCCGGTGTAACGTACAAAAAACGTTGCAAGGTTTGTTGACGCGCCTCGATATTCGCGCACTTTTTTGCCCGACACACCCGACGCGACTTTGTTTTGTTTGTCGCTGTACGGAAACATTTGAAAACCTGACGCTGTTGTCCATTTGCGTGCCATGCCCGACAACGGTGCTGAGCGTGGCAATTTTGCTTTAATGTCGTTTGTGACTGGTGCGGTGATTTGCTTGAAATCTTTTGTCAGATCGCGGCGCGCCTGTTTGTCAATACTGTTCAATACTCGTAACGCGTCCTTGACGCCGACGACCGTTGTTGACGCACTAATCGAGTCAGCCATTAGTGTGCCTTGCGTTCTTTGTTAATTAATTCAATGACGGTGTTCATGTCGTCTACCTCAAACGGTATTTCGCTTGGCCAAAATCCTGTTGCCACAACAATTTGCGCTAATCCGTAGCGGTAAGAACCGCGTCTACTTTTGGGTCGTTGACCGCTTTCGGCAAACACGATTTCAATGATTTTAGATAGTCGTCAAATATTGCTGGCACCGTAATACCCGACATTTTTGACGCTTCATACGCCAAATACGCCAAATCCTCTTGACCGATTGCGCTGCCTAATTCTGACGCTTTGCGTTTGTATTTCCGTTCCCATAACACGGTGCAAAACAATGTTGTTTCAACAATTACTGGTTCGCGTCCGTCAACAAATTCAACTTCTAATGTTAATTGCATGCGTGTGCCTTTCCGGTTGATCTTGCTTTGTTAGTTATCAGCGGCCAATGCCGCGCAATCACGACGTTGCTTTGGTGAGCACGCCACCAGCAAACGTGAGCGTGATAGTTGACAATTCACCCAACGACGCGTTGATCGGTGTATGCGATTCAAGGTATGCGCCCGTAAGCGTGTATGTCGGGTTTGTTGCTGACGCTGCACCTGACGCTGGGGCGATCACAATATTTGTTGTGATACCGACCAAACCGTAAATTGTTGCTTCGGTTTCGGACCCCGCATAAGACTGATACAACTCGACTTCAACGCTGTTGTTCTGTAACGATGTCACCGTTGAGCCACCGTATTTGCGTGCCGTGTCACCAAATGCAGTTGTTTCTAATTGCTCGTACACGTAGTTGATTGTGGCCGATGTGCATTGGTCGGTAAGCGACACGCTGTTAATTGTGACTGTCGGGTTCGATAAATAGACGCTGGTAGCCATGATTAGTCCTCGATTTCTATGGTTTTAGTTTTAGCAGATTTGCGTTCGCTTTGCGTGGATATATGACCGCCTTGAATTAGGGCGTCAATGTTGGCGCCGTCAAGATCGTTGCTGTCAATGACATCACCCGGCTCGTATCCAACCAGCCTGTTTGATGTGACAATGTATTTAGCCATGTCAATATCCTATGCTGTTTGTGCTTGTACGTTGGCGATTACTTCGTAGGACGGGTATTCGACACCGCCAATAAGCGTGCTGGTTGGTCGGCCGTCCGTGACCGCAATATTTGCCGCCAAAACCTTTGACATAATGTTTAATAACGATCGTTGCGCGTCTAAGTTCGCTGGCCCTAATGTCACTATTTTGACCGGAAACATCAATTTGACGATGTTGTAATTCCATGCGTCAAACGACGGTGCGTCAATAAATACGCATGGCGGTTGCATGTTGCGTGGGTCGTTCACAACCGCTGGCATGCCTGTTACCGCTACCAACGTGGCCGTCAAATCGTCCAACGCTTCGTTAAACAAATCGGTAAATGCTACGGGCATTACGCGACCTGCGGTCTGTCAACACCCAACAACTGTTTAACCAACGGTGATAACCCGTTTGTTGAACCTGTCGACATGCCGTCAAACGACGCAAAATCGGTTATTGAGCCGCGCTGACGATACAACGCGCCACCATACATGACGGTTGCCAATTTGACGTCCTGACTCGGCACCGTTGTCAAACTGTCGAAATATCCGACTTCTTGTCTGCGACGATAACAAAACAAATTTGCAGCCGCCGCACAAATCGTCAAAAATGTTGTGTCACCAGCGGTCGCGGTACCAATACCGATCCAATCTTCAATGTCGCTTGCTGTTATCCATGTGCATGTTTGCGTGTAGGTGACGGTGCCTGTGTAAATCGCAACAAACTCAACGGCGTTGCCTGTGCATGCGTACAAAATTTGGTTGGGTATCGCAACGTTTGTGTTGTATAGAAATTCGCCTGTTTCCGCGTCGACGCCCGTAAATAAATATTGTGGCAACTCTAAAACGGTGAACGTGCCGTTAAACGGTGCACCCAACGACCCGACGGTAACCGATTGCCCGACCGTAATATCGGTCGGTTCAAGCGTCGATATGCAAGCGTAATTATCTAGTAATTGTTTGCTTGCTGTGTTGTAAGTAGCCATAGCGGTTATGCCGCCAAACCACTAAGCGATTGTGATTGATTGTATGAACGACGACTTTGCGACAAACGTTGCAAAATATCCGTAGTAACTGAACGTGCGACTAAGTGTCGACGGTACTTCAACCGACAAAATGCCTTTCTGCTGCTCGTAGACCTCAAAACCCGGTGCGTAGACAACAAGCATGGTGCCTGCTGCAAAGTTGTTGTCAACAACAAGTTGCAAACCGAGTGGGTTCATTGAGTTGTAGTTCAACGCGCCTGACGCTGTGCCAATACCGTTTTGTTGAACGATGTTTTGTCCGTTCACGGCTGGAAACAATGGTCGATAAGTGCTGTCTAACTGTGCGCCCAACTTTTCCCATACGGTCGGGTCAACAAACAAATGTGTTGGAAAATAGTTGCTGTCCTCAGCAATTTCGCGCGCTGCGTCATACAACGAATTCATCAACGATGTCGGGTTGCCTGCGGTAACCGTCCATGTTGAACCTGACGCTGTTTTGCCTGCGACCATAGCGTCAGCGGCGATGTCATCGGTTTTAATCAAATATTCGCCTGCAAGATCGTTTAAGATCAAATTCATCGCGGCTGGGTCTGTGAAATCCATATCCTGCACCGACAAAGTAACTTGACCTGCAACGGTCGATTTTGTGACCACGTTTGACGCAATCACCATTGTTGTTGCGGATACCGCTGCACCTTCGGTTTGTGCTGCTGCACTTGTGTGCGTTGTGATGGTTGGTCGAATAAATGTTTTGCTTGGTGTGTTCGGCATTGAACGTGCGCCCAACGCTGTGACAACTGGTCGCACAAAATTCAAGTCTTGGAACAACGGCCCTAATACTGGTACTGGCAACAAACCGGGTGTGTCGGTTGTGAGTACGTCGCCTGCGGCTGCTTGCAACGCGGTTGCATTTTTGCGATTAGCCGCTTGGAATGCTTCGTTGACTTTGCGATATGTGTCGCCACCGATGTGCATAGCGGCAAGGTATTCGCCTGCTGACGGCATTTTAAATTCACGCGTTGGTTGCGCCCAAAGTTTGTCGACAGTTGCTTGCGCTGCTTCGACTATTGGGGTTTCTGTTACTTCGCTCATGGTTGTGTCCTTTGCTGGTTCTTGATCTGATTGTATATCAGGTTGTGTAGTTGTTTCGTGGATACCCTCGTCCGGCACGCTGGCTGCAACACGTTCGATGATTGCACCGCTGAACGCGCCTTCGCTGACCAGCGATAATTCTGACCAGTTCGCGGCCTTGACGATCATTACGCCTTGTTCGTCGTAACTGAAATCTGTTGGTGTTACGCCGACCGATACTGCGTCAATTACGCCGTCATTTGCAAGCGTCAACGCCTCGTCACCTAGCCGTGTGGCGCTGATTTTGGCGGTGAACATCATGCCCTGTGGCGTGTCTACGCGCTCGACAACTTTGCCGACAATTTGATTGCTGTCGTGTTGCATATAAAGTTTCGGATCGCGACCCGTGACTGGTAGCGACCCTTGCAAAAATCGTACTTTAGTGCCGTCCGAAACTGTTGCTGTTTCGTCATATGTGACAGCCACACCGCTAATAGATCGGCGTGGCAAACCGTCTGCCGCCGCCGAATCTACGGTGATTAGTTGGGGGATTAACTTAATCATGACGGTAACTCTACACTTTCTGTAACTTGTGTTGTTGTATTTCGTTGTTCACCCATTGAATATTCGCCGGTTAGGTAATCCTCTACGTCAAATTCGACGTATGTGCCGTTAGGCAAGACGTTGTTTTGGCTGAGTGTGCCAGCAATACAATCGGCGTAAGCACGCACACCAAACGTCCACAAATCCATGCGCGATTCGGCAGATGACTGGTACGAATATGACCCAACCGATACGCCTGCAAGGTATGGCGGTATGTTGCACAACCTTGCCATTTCCATAGCCTGAAATTCGGCGCTGTCAATTAACAACATTTTGTCGGGCGATGTCAACGTTTCAGTGTATGTAACAAATTCGTTTAATGCAGCGGTTTGGTTTGTTTCGCGTGCCGCGTTGAACGCCGCCGCAAGATCGGCTAACTCTTGTGCGCTTAACGGCTCGCCACCAGTTTGCCGCAACACACCTGCCGGTATTGCGCTGCTCGAATTGCGGTAGCGTGCCGCTTCAAGTTTTAACGCCGTAGCAACTGACTGTTCGGACATGTAGACAATGCCTTGTATTGGCGACAAAAATTGTATGACGTCATCAGGGTTTAATTCGCCGCCTTGAAACACAATTTGTTTTGACGGCGCAAACCACACCGGGCCTGATTGATCGAGTGTTTGTATCATTGCAGCTGGTAGCCGTGTGAACGACGCTGGAAAACCGTCAGCGGTTCGTGACGTCACATACCAAAATGCGCGACCGAAAAAAAACAGGTCGTCAAATGTCCAAGCCAAAATGTGATTGTTCGGTAACGTCGGGTCGATACGTCGCAACCATGTGCGCGGCGCCAACGGCATTTTTTCCATTTCATCGCCATTCCAAATTTCGTTGTACATTTTCAGTTGCATACAACCGATAACGCTGGCCATAAGATCGCGTGCTCGACTGATTGTCGGCACACTCATCGCACGGTTGCGTGCCGGGCCTTCAATGTACGAATAGTATTGGCCGATCATTTGTGCGCCACCGTTGTTGACGCCGTTGGTGTAATAACTTGCGCCACCTGCTGCGGCCGCTTTAGTTGGTTGCGGTGATATTGCCGCTTTGTTGACGGTGCGGTTAAATAATGCCATGCGCCAAGTATGCCACCAAAACAAATGTGTGGTGTGTATAGGTAGCCGCCGAACCGTAACCGGAAAAGTAAGGCGACTGACGGCTACCCGTGCGTCATGCTAGTTGCCAGCGACAACAATCATTGGTTTTCCTGTTGCGGTTGGTCGACTGGCTAGCGCCGCTGACCAAACCAAACATCGCGCCAACTCAATCGGGCCCGGTGAGCGTTGCGACGACAACGCAATACTGTTTTGTGACCGTACCGCGACGGCACGTTGGACATGTTCGGCGAGCATTGTTTCACCTGTGTGCCACAACAGTTTTTCGTGAATCATTGATCGTATTCGTGGCGTAAATTTTAATATTTCGGCGTAGCCGACAACGATTCGGCGACGTTCTAATGCGGTCGGCCAATGCAAATCTATTGACGGGGATATCGCAAATTTGACGGTCTGATCTTTGGCGATCTGGTTGACTTCGTTCAACATTTGGTCGTATGTGTCTGTTACAAACGCAACGGTCGTTATTGTGCGACGGTCTTGCAGCACGACCGACCTAACACCAAAATATCGTTCGTCGGTCAACGACGATTCGATAGCGACAACACCGCCATTAGGCATAGGGTCGTTGTATTCGAGTTCTGTCCAAATGCCAGGCTGTATCCACGATTTGTCGCTAGCCACCCACAAATTGCATGACGCCCGTAGAAACGATATGCGGTCAGGGTTTTCGGATTCGGCCGCAATAGTTTTCATGTCAAGTGTCGTACCCAACGCAGGGTTTGCGTACGGCCAAGCTTCAGGGTTCATCGGTGACAGATCTGGTGGCGGTGACCATTCCGCAAAATAAAGTGTTGACGGCTCATTTTTGTCGATCTGTCGTAGACCTTGTTCACGCCAACGCAACATCGCCGTTGACGCCTCTGTGCCGGCGGTAGACCACATGCTTAATAGCGGTGATCGTTGGGCGCGTTGCGCCGGCAATAAACCCCCGTCCACTACTTCGCGGTTAATATCCCAGCACTCGTCGGCAACGATCAGGCTGGCCGACATGCCGTGCCCAACCGAATTGTTGGCCGCTCGAATAAACCAACGCGACCCGTCAGGCATAGTGACACTATTGCGCCCATAACTAGACATCAGTTTTGCGTCAAAATGTTTCTGCAAAATCGGCGCCAAATAGTCATACAACATCACCGCCAAATCCAACCGGTGAGCCGTAGACAACACCGTCTGCGGTTTATCACGCACACCCGACATCGACGTCAACCACCAACCAACCAGCGCCGCCAACGCAACCGTTTTACCGTTCTGCCGGGCAGTCGACACCAACGAATACCGATGCAACAAATCACCGTCATCACCAAACGCCAACTGCCCGTCCAAAACACGCCGCTGCCAATCCATAAGCGTCACATTCAAATATTGGGCAGACCACTCCGCGACCTCACACCCAAACGAACCAGCACGATCGCCCGTCAAAGTTTCCAATCGCGGCTGAGCATGGCCAGTCAACGCCAGTTCAGGCTGATACCCCCCATTTGGGATAGACAAGAGTTGGGTCGGGGGCAATTCTGTTTGCGTATAAAAAACGGGTTTTGATTTTTTGATTTCGATTCCGTTGTCGCGTAATGCTTCGGCCCGTGCGTTGTTTTTGATGTTTGCTTTTGCGCTTGAGTATAGGTGTGCTCGTGTGTTATTGCATTTGGCGCATGATGGGACAAGGTTTTCTAGTTCGTGTCCGCCGCCTCTGTCTACTTCGATTAGGTGGTCTGCTTGTGTGGCTGGTTGGGTGCCGCACCAATGGCATGTTGGGTTGCCTTTAAGTATGAGTTGCCTGTTTTTTAGGTATTGCCCGTTTTTGTGTGCCTGCCCCATTTTTGCTCACGCGCTTCGCTTGTGCTGACGCGGCGCTTGCGCGCCTTGTCGATGTTTGTGTTGGTATGTCATGTTGTCTATTTTATGTTTGTGGTTTGTTTTTGGTATGTCAATTTGTTTGTGTTGTGATTAAACCTAGTGCGCTATGCCCCCCGTGCTTTTGCCTCTGAGCACACCCTATTACTTGTAACGCTTTTGCCTGACCGCGTGTTACCATGCGTGTCATCTACCCACGTTGCCGTGTGTCACCAACCGCCATGCAACCGGCTTAGGTCATGCCCGTTATTCAGTTTTTAGGTTCGCTCAGTTTAAGCGCGTCAATGACTTTGCTTACGTCACGTTTGTCAAGATCGCCAGTCGTATGCACTTCACGGTTTAATGTCGCGCTAATGAACGTTTTCAAGTCATCGCCTTTAAGACCTTGACCGTTCGCCAATGCCCTCATCATGCCTAATTGTTTAGCAGACGGATAGTCGCGTTGTGGCACCTCTGGAAACGGCACTTCTGCGTCAGGTAACGGCACAACAGGCGCTAAACGTGTCGGTTGACGTGACTGTGCGGCCATAACCTCATCACGACTAGCCAACGACTTATTGGCC